GAGGCATTGATTTACGATGATAGAAACAGAATGTTTTGAGGAGGCATTGATTTACGATGATAGAAAAAAGAAAAAGAACAGACAAGAGCAAGTATAAGCACGAGTCTACAGGTGATCACTGTACTTGTGCAGCTTATGTTGCTGAAATAATGTGTCGAAAAAATTCAGAAAATAAAAACGAAGGATCGTTGCCTTATAAATTCTGGAACAAAAAACCGTGGGATTGGACCTTCAGAAAACAGCTTTACGTTGCAAATAACTTGATCAAGTTATTCTCAGAAGAAGCTGTTGTCAAAGCTATCAACTCATCTGAGTTTTATGGAATATTTTCTTTAAATCATCCGAAAGTCAATGGGGTAATCCACAAATATCAGCTACTATTAGATGAACAGGAAGCTAAACCGAAGCAAGAAATAGAAGTTAAAAATGACGCTAAGGTAAGAAAATCTAGTTACGGTGGTAAAAATATTCTAAATAGATTGAGGAACATCGAGAATGGCGAAAAAGTCGAAGACATTGATAACTGATAGTGATTCGGATCAGATGGTAGCAACACTAATCAAGAAATATGGAAAGATTATTCAATCTGGCACCGAGGTTCTACAGAGATTAGAATCGTACAAAACCATAAGTATCGGTCCAGCGTTGGACATAGCTTTGGGTGGCGGAATCCGTGAAGGTCAGTGCGTGGTCATGACAGGAGATCCAAAGACAGGAAAGACAACCACCGCTCTTTATTTTGCGGCGAAGGCTCAAGCCGAAGGCAAAAGGATCTATTATTTAAATACCGAGGGTAGATTAACAAAGGAAAACTTTCACGGCATCAAGGGTCTGAACATTGAAGAAATTCAGATAGTTCAAGCTACAGATGACAAGCCTGTTATTTCCGCTGAAACATACCTCAATATTTTGGAACAACTGATCAAAGAAGAAGAAAACTTAGTTGTTATTGTGGATTCGACATCAAACATGGTTCCTCAGGATGAGATTGACGGAGATATCAGAAGCGGTGTACGCAACGCTTTGCCTAGATTGCTGTCAATGTTCTTCAAAAGAATCAGTGGCGACATGGCAAGAATGAAAGCTATAGCTATATTTGTTACTCATAATATTGCTAATACTGGAGGATCTAAATACGCTCCAGCAAAAATGGCTGACTGTGGAAATATGATTCAGTTTCAGGCTGGTACAAATATGGTTATTACTCACAGAGGAAAGTGGGAAGTTCCAAAGGAATCCGGAAACCATGTCGGTCAAGTGGCGAATTGGCAGATCAAGACTTCCGCCGCTGGTGGTCGTCCAATGAGCACAGCTCAAAGTTGGATTAGATATGGAGTAGGAATCGACGAATGCCAAGAGATAGCTCAGATCGCCACAGAGTTCGCTATAATAAGCCTAAAAGGATCGTGGTATACTATCAATAAGTTTGTAGAAAAGGCAGAAGATCCAATCATAAAGACTTGGCTAACAGCAAACGGCATTGATTCAACCAAAGAAGAAGAAGTGACCAAAGCCTTTAAATTTCAAGGGATAGAAAATGTGGTAACGTTCTTGAATGAGAATGAAACTTTATTAAACTATCTAAATGAAAGCATCAGAGAAGTATTGCTATGAAAGTTTTTGGGTTAAACGAAAGAGAATATATTCTGGATCTTAAAAAATGCTCCAAACCAAGAGATCGATGTTCTGTTTACCATAAAATGGCCAGAGTCCTGCTTCATGAAATGTTTTCTGGCTACAATATTTATGAAGAGGTTAAATTACCGGGATCGACAGATCCTTCAAAAAAATCCGTTTTATACCTTGACTTCTTCATTCCCAATGGTAAGGTTGGAGTAGAGGTTCATGGAGAGCAACATTTTAAATTTGTACCATTTTTTCATAAAACTAAAATGCAATATCTACAAGCTAAGGCGAGAGATGTCGCTAAGATACAGTGGTGTGAAATAAATTCGTTCAAATTGATTGAGTTACGCTGGGACGATAACATAGAATATTGGAGAGAAAAAATTGAACGCAGCAGATAGATTAAGGCATTTTTTAGATGGCATAGATGCGTATATAACCGCAAAAAACATCACACCCACACCGTTCAACGCAGAGTTTGCTATCGCAGAAACCTTTACGCTTGAGCAAATGCAGAAACTCATTCAAGATGAATGTTTTAATTATGCATATTTATTATATCAATATGCTGATCATGTATCTCACGAGCGAGCTAATTGTGAAAATGTTGTAAAATGGTGTGATTACAATCTGCAAAGTATCATAGCAGAAGATTTGAAAAATGGCGTATGGGAACAGTACGCAAAGCATGAGACAAAAGTGGCCACTATCCTAAGGGACAATGAAGTCGCTTTTAAAATCCATGAATGGAAAATGACAGCAGAAGGTCGTCTTGAAAATGTGAAAAACAGAGAATATAACATTCGTCGCAAGGCAGATATCTTGATCGAAAAAGGAAAGAAAAGATGAGTAGTGAATCTATGCAAGCGTTTTTAGACTCTTTGACAGATGATCAAAAGGCTAAACTTATAAGCGAGTTGTCTAAATCAATACCTATTATTCATAAAGAAGAAGTGGTTTCTTCTGTGAAACCTCGTGTGCAAGTGAACGAGGATTTTACTGTTGTTCGTGGTGAAAATTATTCAGATAAGAGGAAAACTCAGGTGAAAGCAAAGAACAATCAGTGGAGCGACACTGGTGAAGATCGTGATCCAAGTTTTGATGCATCTAAATTTGAACGTATGGGCAAAGCCATTCGAAACCGTGAAAGAACAAAGAAGCAATCTGTTGATTGCCACGTTTGCGGAAGGTCTATTGAATTAAATTCAAACCTAGTTTACGGAGAATTCGTTCGATGTAATAGATGCACAGGAAAGTAGAATGGATTCACAACTTTCTGACATTGGAGCAGAACGCGCTGTGTTAGCAGGGCTTTTTGCTTACGGTTTAGATTCATACGTCGAGATAAACGATTTCATTACACACAATAGCTTTGCTCATCGCAGCAATCAGGTTATTTACAAGTGTATCGAAAAAGTACTTGAAAAAAGTAATGCTATTGATATCCCGTCGATCCTGTCTGCGGCAGAGCAACTCAATCTATCAGAAGCAATACAAACAAAACAAGAGCTAGAATACATCAGAGACTTGATGGATTATCCAGTCAAGCAAACCAATGTATTGATTTTTGCGGCTCAAGTTAAAAAGTTTGAATTTGCCCGTAAGGCTAGGCTTATAGCCAACAAGATAGACAAAGATATCTCATCTATCAATGGCGATGAGACTATAGATGAAATCATTAGTCTTGTGGAAATGCCGTTGATGGATTTTCTTCGAGGAGATGACTCTGGTAAAAAACCCGAGATGCTCGGAGACGACATTGATGAATATCTTGATTTTCTCATAGAGAATAAATGTGACCAAATCGGATTGACTAGCGGTTTTCCGAGATTCGACTCTGTGGTTGGAGGAGGTCTACGTAGAAAATGCGTAGACTTAGTCTCCGCTCGTCCCGGAGTTGGTAAGTCTGTCTTTGCAGACAACGTAGCTATACACAACGCTCGCAAAGGCATCCCCGTTTTGATGCTAGACACAGAAATGTCTAAAGAGGATCATCTCAATAGAATTTTGTCTAATATCAGCGGAGTTGACATAGGAGAAATATCAACAGGAAAATTCTCAGAAGATGATGAAAAGCTTATCCGTGTGAAAAAAGCTAAAGAAGAAATCAAAAGCATTCCATACACTTATGCGAGTGTTGCCGGAATGCCGTTTGACGCACTCTTGAACATTATAAAGAGATGGATATTGAGAAGTGTGGGTCAAGATGATAAAGGCAAGACAAAAGACTGTTTGGTCGTTTGTGACTACCTAAAGTTAATGTCTTCAACATCTATCAAAAACAATGTACAAGAATATCAAGCTCTTGGTTTTCAGATAACCGACCTTCATAACCTAGCTGTCAAATATGATTTTCCATGCTTGTCTTTTGTTCAGTTGAACAGAGATGGTATCACAAAAGAGTCTACAGACGCTGTGAGCGGTTCTGATAGGCTCATTTGGTTATGCACATCTTTCTCCATATTTAAACTCAAGTCTGTTGAGGAGCTTGCAGAGGATGGACCGAATGCAGGTAATCGTAAGTTGGTAACATTAAAAGCTCGTCATGGAGCTGGTTTGATCGACGGTAATTATATCAATATGAATATGATAGGATCTCATGCCAAACTTGTAGAACTAAGAACTAGAAATGAAATGAGAATGTCTCCAAACGGAGGTATTATTGAGGGTTCGAATCTACCTTTTGACGCAGAGGAAGAAGATGAAGATTGATAATGACGTGAAGTTAGACTTTGATGATGTATTACTCGTACCACAAAGATCAAAGGCTGCTAGCAGAAAAGATGTTGATTTAAAAAGAACATTCAAATTCTATCACTCAAACAGAGATTGGAATGGAATACCA